CTTGCCATAAAGAAACGGTCGTGTCCTACCACCTCTAGTAGAACAAGAACCCCGACTGCGTGCGCTTTAAGACGCTCACCATTTAGTCCCCACCCATGGGAACCAAACTTCTGAGATTCAGAGATTCACATGGATAGGGAACTATTTATAAAATTAAATTAAATTACATAAATTACAGCTAACTTTATTAAATTTATATTTAATTCCAACTATCTAATAGGGGAACTGTACTTATAAAGTACGAAAACTGGAAATCATCCCCTATTGACCGCGCCACTTGCGCGGAACTATAATTTCCATGACCAACGTAAACAACTCTTACGTCGGGTGTTGTAGCATCAGTTACTACACTGTTTGTTACTGCCAACTTAACATTTGATACCCTAGTTACATTATAATAAGGCACTCGGACATGCATACTTCCTGTTCCAAAATCATTGAACGTAACAGAAGTAAATCCAAATGTGTTAGCAGAACCATTACTGGCAGAAGTAGTAAACCAACCGCCTCCTAAGTTATTATATCCTAAAAACCAGGTGCCTACATCTACAGGCTGAGCGGTTGTTGGCCAGTATGCCATTGGAGCCAAACTAGCTGTTTGAACTCTTTCAGGAACAGTAGCACCACCATCATTCCACATATGGACCCTCATAGAACCTCTAAAGAAGTTATACATAGGAGCCATGAATGATAAGGTGTCGCCTCCCCAATTGGGAACAACCATTCCACTAGCATCCAAACTAGTGCTACCAAAATGCCAAGGGTATACTGATAAAGTAGGAAACGTGTTTTTATAAGCAACACTATTCGCTCTCATCATAGTAGCCCGTGACAATAATTGCCTGATACTTGTAAAGATCTCACCCATACAAACATCAGCAGGACTTGTGCCAGCCCGTTGATTGGTTTCCCGTCCACCAATAACAGTTGAGGTTAAAACTCCATCAATATTCCGAACATTATCTCCTTGAGGAGTGAACGGAATTGGTAGAGCCATACCTCCTATGGGTGCAGCCAGCTCAAAATCCGGGCCCCCAGCAGCAAACATCAGAATGTTAACACTCTGAGCCACATTAGCAGGAGCCCTTAAAGAAGTAAGTACATTTATAGTCAACGTACCACTTAATTGTGCTATGTCTAAATAATCCATAGGCAATAAGTATGGTAACGTAAGTTCCACCTCATCTGAGTTACGTATATCTACAATTTCCCTTAATGAATAGGTACTACTGTAGACTGTAACCCCAGAGGCCAAGGTAGTACCAGGAGTAAAAACAAACTCTAGTCTACCAGTATGAAACTTAGTTTTAACTATAATGAACTTTAATTTAATACTTCCACGCCAATACTGAAAACCAGAACACAAATACCACACTGGCGGGCCTACACTCCACATTGCCGTTTTAGTACCAACAATAGTAGAACCCCCTGTATATAATGATTTGGGATTAATTGGTATGGATTGAAAGGTAGTCGGCTTAGCTCCGACCAACCATGGTATCGCTCTCAAATAAGCGTAGACCTGTTTAAGAAATGAAAATGACATTTCATCCTCATCTCTTATGGAAACATTATCCAATATTCTAACAGAATTATCGCTCGCTAAGCCTAACGGTAGAGAGACGTCCTCGCCATCACTAACCCCCATGAACCTATTGCTCTGTTTAGCAACAACGGTTGTGGTTGTGTTAGTAGATGGCTTGGCCCAACCAAAAGAAGCAGCTGATGTACTAGCTGCTCTTAGAGCCCATGAAACGGGCCCCATATAAGAACTTATAATAGGAATGCTTGATAAAGAAGCAGCGGCATTTGAGGTGGCCATAAGAGCAGAACTTATGCTCCTATCTCCTTCCATAGCCAAGCGTTCCTTCTCAGAATCGTCAACCCCCATAGTACGACGAGAAATTCTACGGGGCTTATCTGACTGCGGCATAATAGGCTGGCACACCTCCACATCTTTGAAATACAGATAAACTGCTACATCTGCTGAAGTAGCGCCAGCCGGATCCACTGCTAGATAGGACAATACTGAGAGATAAAATGTACCAAAAGCACCAATACTTGTGTTATTTGTATCAAAATAATGATACGGGGACACAAAAGGCACTTCTAATACCGATGACGACTGAGAAGCATCCAATATAACATTGGGTTGCTGAGTTTTGAGACATAAATGACAATTATACGTCTTAGCGTGATCTACTGCGTTAGCAGGAAGAAAAGTAGTTATCAATTTTCCTGCCATAAAAGGGTTAGCATTCAAAACCACTTTTAAACAAGCAGTTGCTCTCCACATCCCAAATCCTTGGATCTTGTTTTTCCACCAAGAATTACTTAATAATGCACTGGTTACATCAATAGAGTATAAAACCGTATTCTCCAATTGTGTATTAGACCATGTCATAGTACCCATTAATTGAGGCCTATGAAGAAAAGAAGCTATACTAACCATATCAGAGGATTTATTACCCCCCTGGCTCTCAGTTTGGAAATTGCTAACAACATGCTCAGCATCATCCACAAATTCCGTGGTCTCTATAGTCTCCTTAATAGGTCTTACGTCATCACTTTGAGGTTCCAATCTAACCGGTTTTAATTGTTCTATTATAGCCAATTCCAGAGGATCCATTTCATCAGCTTCCATAAACTCATCCCTAATGTCCCCATCTGGATCTGGTTGAACAACCTTAACTTCATCTGCCTTATAATATCTCAAGACCATTTTACATCCCCTTAGTAAATCATACGCTATCATCATAGGTTTCAATTCTCTTACTAAAAGACTGAGCACATTAGTCTTAGTGATATCAAATTCATAGACTTTAGATCTATTCTCAGTCTCTGTTATAAATGCCCCGGTTACAGTATAATCAGCTGTTTCCGGAAAGACATCATAATGATTAAAGACAAGATCACAATGTTTACTAAAGAAGGTTCTAAATCTATTCCAATCTATCTTAAATAAGGTAATGAAACGTTCGGAACCATAAGATAAGAATTTAAATTGAAGTTTAATTAATTTAATAATACTTTTGAAACCAGCCAACCACATAGCGTGATCCCTTGCGGGAACATAATCCTCAGGTACAACTGGCAACTGTTCCAATGGAGCTAACATTTTCCCAACAAGTTTCTGTAACTCACTATCATCAGTAGCAGCTTTATACCGAGGAAAACCTGTTTCATCAGTTACTATACAAATAGAGATAGGCCCAGGATTAGTCTCAACACAGATCAACCTTAACTCACAAGGTTCATAATCTTCTAAGTCCCACTGAGCGGCTTCAGACGTTATACCTCTCAAAGCTTGTTTATACTTAGTCCACTTAGGATAATGATTATACAACCGGATTGAGGCCTTTATGAGAGATGGAGCATATTGATTCCATACATCAATACCGTGCAAGGCATACTCACCTAACGCGGTATCAATAACCATCTCGGTTAAAGTATCTTTATTTTCACTCCAATTAAGAGATTCATGTATAGATTTGAGATTCAAAGGACCAACATAGCGCATGAGATCACTATCCCAGCGCCACGTTCTTTTACACATTTCTACCTCATTCATATCTCTTAGAGGTATATCGGCTCCGACGTTTTTAGCCTCATCTGTATATTCACACCCAGATCTGGCATATATATCTGAAACCTTAGAATGATTTAGCCAACTCATAACATGACCTCTCACCCCAACAGTATGATCATCACCCAGTGTAGTAAACACCATATTAGACAATATATCCTGCACAGGAATAATAGGCATATCAACAGTTGGATAATATTCCATATGATCAATTCCTAACACCTCTTCCACCCAAGCACAGAAAGACACATACCTGAGATCTATATTATTGGCTATAGAATTAAACAATATGGTTATATACTTTCCAGATGACATATTTGATTCCCACATATAATCTATTGAACAGTCTTCGAAGACCGCTCTATGAATAGAATTAATAGAACTTTCTACATATGCTCTTCTAGCCCTTCTTTCCTCTTCTGTCGAATGAGGATATAAGGCCTCACAGACCTTCAAACACATCATCCACTTCCAGGAACCAAACTGCCTATCAAAACCTTTAACATCTCCAGCTATAACTTTATAACCTCTAAATTTCATATAATACTCATGCCACTGTCTAGAATAAGGATTAACTCCTATTAAGGTATCAGTGGCTATAGGATTATTCAAGAATAGGTTCATAGCAAAACCAAACAAAGCTTTAGCTACAGCAGCGTCCAGCATTTCCGGATTGGAAATGAGACGCAATTTACCTCGAAGAACATCCTCTTCTGGTAAACATTCAGCCTTGCCAAATTCACTAGTTATAAAATTATATCCGTTGCCAGATTTAAGTATATTCATAACATCTTCAAAATCCCCCGCGAACTTCTGACCATGGGGGGAATCCAAATTCCTTCTATCATCAGTTCCAAATATAGAAGCTTTGGTCATTCCCATGGCTCCATAAACAGCACCAACCGATGTATTTCTAGGAATACCCTCAAGAGAGTCAACACCATGCACAACTTCATCCAAAGATAACACTCTATCATGACTTATACCAGGAATATTTCTAATAACCTTCTGTATATACGCATCTCCAGCTAAATCATAAATAGTAGAGTTGATAGGTCCTCTATTGGGTGAATATTTTGCTCTAGCCATCCCTTCGGGATCATAAACCTGCCCATTATACTCAAAAGGTGATAGCTGGGCTGGTATCTTAGACACCCCAAATATTCCAAACAATCTAGTCCTAGTTATACCACTTCTAGTTGGTTTGGAAATAGCAGGAGCTTCCTTAATAGGCATAAACTGCCTGGGGATTTCTGAACAAGCCATGATTTCAACAGGGACAAAAGGTACAGAAACAGATATCATACGCTTAAATTTAACTATCATGGATATGATATATTCTCTTGTCAATTTAATACACATACTATGATCCTCTTTTGCACCATTATGTATACCTATAATATACATGTTGCCTTTAATGTTTGCCCATAATTCACTAGTACACATACCAACAACACCTTTCATTCTATAATGAATAAGAGAAGAAGGACCAAAGTGATATCTATCACTTCCGAAAATCTCTTCCTCCAGTTCAGTCATATCCAAACCGGTCTTCTTAACATTGCCTTCATAGCAATAAGAGTGAGAATCTTGAAAGGTCTCAACCTCTGCTATATGTTTAACCATTTTAACGGGAACACAAGCATCCTCTGTTGTCTCACATATCATCTTAGAATAATTCATATAAGCCTTCCCTGGAGTAGGTAACCTTTCGCTAGCGGGAACAAACAACCTAGTTATATCTCTCCTAGGAGGCATTGCACTAGTAGCTGCACACTGAAACACGGCTATATCCTTAGAATGATCATAGAGACAATCAATATCATTAACACTAACTATATGTTCTTGAAGCGTTCCTACATTAGTAAACTTAACCATATAGGGATATTCTCTTGCCTTAAGAATAGACACGCACTTAATAACATGTGCGTTTGTTATTCCTATATGTTCACGCAAAAATATACACATAGCCATATTAAAATAAGGCTTCATATCTGAATCAACCAACATCATAGAATACTTATTATGCTTATCTATTGATTCTGTTAAACAAGCCAGCCTATCAATTGGTCTGGCTTTGTCGGCATGGGCATTAACCTCCACTGCCACTTCAGATACATCCCCCTTAGCCAAATCAATCTTCTTAATCTTAACCTTCTTAGGTCTAACCTTTTTAACAGCTTGCTTTTTAACATAATCTCCTTGGGCCTGCATTTCAACAAACCCTTTGTCCATCATGTTATAAGCAACGATCAAAGTAGGAATAGCTACAAGAGCTGACTTGACCCATAAACCCGTAAAGCTAAATAACGTATATGTGGCTACGAACTCAGAAATTAACTTTCTAGTCTCTATTGCAACCCAGCATTTAAGTGTTTCAAAAGAAGCTTTCATAGCATCTA